GACCGGCACACATCCACATGACTACTTGGCCTTGAGAGCCGACCACCGAGGCACTTATGCAACTAGACGTTCGCACCGATTTAAGGTCAGCAGAGCGATATCTAGTCGGGCTGCGTAGAGATCAAATCCCGTTCGTTACTGCATACGCTTTAACGCAGACGGCAAAGCAAGCGCAGACGGATATCAAGCAGGAAATGATGCGGGTATTCGATAGACCGAAGCCCTACACTCTAAACGGTACGTTTGTTATACCGGCGCAGAAAAACAAACTATTTGCGGTGGTTAAGTTAAAGGATGGATTACCCGGCCCGAACAATCAAGAAGGTATTAGGGGAACTCCAGATCAATACCTACGCGCACAGGTTAAGGGCGGGGAACGTAAGCCTAAAGCCTTCGAGAAACTACTGATTAACCGAGGGCTGATGCCTCCGGGTATGTTTGCTATCCCGACTAATGCCGCACCGCGTGACCCTTTTGGGAACGTAAGCGCAGGATACTTTAATCGGATCATGTCGCAGTTAAGGATAGCAACCGATCCTTTATCTAACGCTACGCCAGCCTCTAAGAAGCGACGACGTACCCGAACGGCGGGTTACTTTGTAGCCTATCCTGGGCGAACGCAGACCAAACATCTAACGCCCGGTATCTACGAGCGGATCGGTACGGGGTTCGGAGGGGCGATACGCCCTATCTTCATCTACACCGACTCTGCCCCAACCTACAGGACTCGGCTACGATTCGACCAGATCGTTAACCGAACGACAGAGAACTGGTTAAGAATCTTCTTCGAGAAGGGCTTTAAGATCGCAGAGGCTACGAGCGGCGGGACTCTAGCCGAGCAAACCAATGCTCTATTCCGAGCAGGGATCAGCGACTATATGGGCGGTACGGTGGTTTCGGATCGAGGGGCTTTCCGTCGATCACTCGGCGGTGGCTCGTAATGGGGCGAGACAAGAGCCTTATGCCAGCCTTACGGGTCCTCCCACCAAAGTACCGTCTGGGGGTAATTCGGACCCCGATATTTTCCTAGGCACAGGAATTGTTGAGCGGATTTCACTTCACAGATAGCGACCATAAGTTGGCCATGTTACAAGTCGAAACGCTAGCCGTCACCGATTTAATTCCGTTCGCACGAAACAGTCGAACGCACCCCGATTCACAAGTTGCCCAAATAGCAAGCAGCATTCGAGAGTTTGGGTTTACGAATCCAATCTTAATTGACGAACATAACGGGATTATCGCTGGTCATGGTCGACTTCTTGCTGCGCGAAAATTAAACCTCACAGAAGTTCCGTGCATCAGATTGATCGGATTGACTGATACGCAAAAACGAGCATACGTCATCGCCGACAACAAGATTGCTCTGAACGCAGGATGGGATGAAAAACTATTGTCCCTTGAATTGAAGGAATTAGGGGAGTTTGGAGTTAAGACTGACTCTGTTGGATTTAGTGATTCTGAAATCAAGGCCCTCTCCCTAAAGGACATCAACCTTCAACGTGAGGAGCCTTATACACGGAAGATAGAGGCCCCAAAATACGAGCCGACAGGTGACAAGCCAAGTCTTGACTCTTTATGTGATCGAGAGAAAACAAACAAACTCATAAAAGATATTAAGTCATCAGGACTATCTGATGATGAAAAGAAGTTCTTATTTTTTGCCGCAGAACGTCACACCGTCTTCGACTTCCGAAAAGTTGCAGACTATTATGCTCACGCAAGTTCTGAAATGCAGTCATTGATGGAAGACTCTGCGCTAGTCATCATCGACTTCGATAAAGCCATCGAAAACGGCTACATACTGCTAACCAAAAACATTATGGAGCAGTATAAAAAGGACACAGCCGATGACGATGAGGAATAACGACTTCGCGGCTTTCATTTTGACGCATGGGCGTCCCGACCGCGTTGATACTGTCAACACACTTAGGAAGTGTGGGTACACCGGCAAGATATATTTGATTTGCGATGATGAAGATTCGACATTGGATGAATACAGGCGTCGATATTTAGACCAAGTTATTGTGTTTTCCAAAAAAGAAGTGGCGCAAACCTTTGATGAAGGAGACAACTTCAAAGAACGACGAGGTGTCGTATATGCCAGGAATGCTTGTTTCGACATAGCAAAGAGCCTAGGCATTAAATACTTCTTTCAACTTGACGATGACTACAAAGAATTTTGTTACAAGTTCAATGAAAAACATCAATATGGTCGATGGCAAATTAAAGACCTAGATACGATTCTGGACTTGTTGGTTGATTATCTCGATTCAATACCAGCCCTTGCTATTGCAATGGCACAAGATGGAGATTTCATAGGCGGCGGTGCTGCGGCAATCGCTCAAAAAATAAAACCGACACGGAAGGTAATGAATACATTTATCTGTAGCACAAACCGTCCATTTAAGTTCATTGGTAGAATCAATGAAGACGTTAACACATACACTTTCAAGACATTTCAAGGCAAGTTATTTTTTACAATTCCAATTTTGTCCGTCAATCAAAAAGTAACTCAAAGTAACTCATCTGGAATGACCGACCTTTATCTGGATTACGGAACTTACGTTAAAAGTTTTTACTCTGTGATGTATTGTCCATCTTGCGTTAAGGTCGCAGAAATGATAACAACGCATCGAAGACTTCATCATAAATTGAACTGGAACAACACAGCCCCTCAAATCATTGACGAAAAGTATCGTCGCGTTAATTAATGCCGGTAAACATCGCAGCAATCGCGAACGCTCTTAATCTAACGACTCGGAGAGTTCATCAACTAAAACAGGAAGGCTTGCCCACCGTCGGGAGGGGTCAGTATGAACTCGGGCCTTGCATGGCGTGGTATATACGCTACTTGCAAAACGCCTTAGAGAAACGCGGCCCTAATATCAACCCCGATACGCCCGACCTTCTAGCCGAAAAGACTAGGTTAGCGCGGGAGCAGGGCGATAAGTTAGCGATAGAAAACGCGATTAGTCGCGGCGAATTGGTCTACGTCGATGACGTAGTGAATACTTGGGCCGACCACATATCGAGTGCTAAAGCAAAACTGTTGGCGATGCCGACGAAACTCGCCCCGCAGTTGGTGAACCAATCTAATGCAAATGTCATCGCAGGACGTATCCGCGAAGAAGTCGATAACGCTCTCGTCGAACTCGCCGAGAATACCGTTAACGTCGAGCATATCGAAAGCATTGAGCCAAGCGACCAGGACTTGGAACCCGCCGCCGAAACTGACGATCTCGGAATGGGCTGATCGTTACAGAAAACTCTCGAGCGAAAGCGCAGCCGAGCCGGGCGTGTGGAGAACCTCTCGCGCACCGTATCAGCGTGGCATCATGGATGCGATTACCGACGAGTCGGTGAAAGAGGTCTGGATACAGAAATCCGCACAGGTCGGGTGGACGGAGATTCTAAACAACGTCATCGGGTATCACGTTCACCAAGACCCTGCGCCGATGCTACTGGTGCAGCCTACTCTTGAGATGGCAGAGTCGTGGAGTAAGGATCGATTCGCACCGATGGTGCGGGATACGAACGTTCTCGCCGAACGGATCGCCGACCCGAAGGCAAGAGATAGCGGCAATACGCTGCTGCATAAAAAGTTTACAGGCGGTCACTTAACGGTCGCAGGTGCGAATAGCCCGTCGGGTTTAGCCTCGCGTCCGATACGAATTGTTCTATTCGACGAAGTGGATCGTTACCCCGCGAGTGCAGGAACCGAGGGTGATCCGATTTCTCTCGGTCGCAAACGAACGGCGACTTTTTGGAGTCGTAAAGTTTTGGCAGGAAGTACGCCGACGATTAAAGGATCGAGCCGTATCGAGGCTGGATTTGAGTCGGGCGACCAAAGGTTTTATTACGTACCTTGTACACATTGCGGAGAATTTCAACGACTCGTTTGGTCACAGGTAAAGTGGCCCGAGGGTCAACCGGAGTTAGCCGAATACGTCTGTGTGGCGTGTGGCGCGATACTCAACGAAGCCGATAAAGCCGAGATGCTACAGGCGGGAGAGTGGCGAGGAACGAAGCCGTTTTCTGGCATCGCCTCTTTTCACATTAGCGAACTCTATTCTCCTTGGTCGACTTGGGCAGAGATGGCGGTTGCCTTCCTGCAAGCGAAGAAGTTTCCCGAGACACTACAGACTTGGATCAATACCGCCCTCGGTGAAACCTACGAGGAGCGTGGCGAACAGGTCGAGTCGGTTGGTCTAGCGCAGAGGCGAGAGCCGTACACCGTCGCATCGATACCGCAACAGGTCTTGATGCTAACGGCGGGAGTCGACGTACAAGATGATCGGCTAGAAGTTACGGTCGTAGGTTTCGGTAAGGACGAAGAAACGTGGGTCGTTGACCATGCGGTACTGCGTGGCGACCCCGGATCGGAAGCCCTCTGGAATGACCTTGACGGCTATATCGCGCGTAAACGCGAAACCGAGGACGGTCGGCCTTTAGTTTTAGAAGCGGTTGCTATCGACTCGGGCGGTCACTTCACGCAACAAGTTTACGCCTACTGCGCTAAACGCAAGGCGCGAAGGATTTGGGCAATTAAAGGTGCCGGTGGGTTCGGTCGCTTGATCTGGCCTAAGTCGGCAGGAAGGGCAGGTAAAACCTCGGCGCAGGTTTTTATAGTCGGCGTAGATACGGCGAAGGATGTCCTCTACGGACGGATGAAGCGTATTACGCAACCGGGGGCGGGGTATATTCATTTTCCCGTTTCGGTCGACGAGGTTTATTTCGACCAGTTGACCGCCGAGGTCTTGGTTTACCGCATGGCACAAGGACGGCGCGTTAGGTCGTACAAGCCGCGCAGTTCGGGTAGCCGCACGGAAGCCCTCGACTGCTTGGTCTACGCCTATGCAGCCTTTATAGGTCGCAACGGGCCGATGATATTGCCGAACCGTAAAATAGATAAGGTAGAAGTCGAAACGAAAGACGTTCCGAAACAGACTAAACCGTTACGTCGCCCCGCTCCGCAGCGAGGGTGGATGAACGGATGGAGATAGACGCATGGCCGACAAAAAAATTAGTGCATTAACATCGCTCGCGCAGGGAGACGTAGCCGTCACGACGGACGTTCTGCCTATCGTAGACACAAGCGCAACGGAGACGAAGAAAGTTACCGCAGCCGCCCTCGTTGGCGCGGGACTCGCAGCCGGTGTAACGAGCGTTGATATCAATAGCGGATCGATTGACGGAACTACCATTGGCGCGAACTCTGCCGCAGCCGGTACGTTCACTAACCTTACTGCCTCGGGAACCGTGTCATTTAGCGGAGCAACCGTCTCTAACGGCGGCTCGGTTACAACCGTAGACATCAACGGCGGCACGATTGACGGCGCAACTATTGCTACGTCCGATATTACGGTCGGCTCTGGCAAGACGCTCAACGTCTCAGCCGGGACTCTTACCCTCGCTGACGACCAGATCAGCGGCGATAAGGTCGAAGGCGGCACGATTAACGCCATTACGATCAATACGCTTACCTCGACGGCGGTCAACGCGACGACGGTAGACGCGACGAACGTGGAAGTCACGAACGTCAAGGCGAAGGACGGCACGGCTGCGGCGACGATTGCTGACAGTACGGGCGTTGTCTCTATCACCGCCAACCCGATCCTCTCCGGCGGCACCGCCAACGGCGTGCTGTATCTGAACGGCAGCAAGGTGGCGACGAGTGGGAGTGCAATCACATTTGACGGAACAAACTTAGGCGTTAATGGGCGATTTGTAATTAATGGGACGGTTGCCTCTGCCCCTGCAAATGGAGGAATGTTCCGACTAACCTCAAACGATTATACGTATTTCGCTGGTAAATCTACCGGCGGCGGTGTAGTGCTTAGCAATGGCGATGGAACCGCAACTATCCAAATGCTGCGTAATTCGCCTACGTCGTACATTGCTTTTGAGGCAGGAAACGGCACCGAAGGAATGCGCCTCACCTCCACGGGCCTCGGCATCGGGACGAGTTCGCCTGCGTATAAGTTACATGTAAATGGCAATTCGTTACTAAATGTCCTTGAAATTGGAGAGATGTCTGGGTTTTTGTCCAATAGCACAAATGCGGCAATTGGCTGGGCATCAGGTTTTACTGGTTATACAAACGGCACATTGATTCTGCAACCGAGAAGTTCAACAGCAACGCCCATTGTTTTTGCAACAGGAGCCACATCTGCTGATGAGCGTATGCGAATTACCTCTGCCGGAGACGTCGGCATCGGGACGAGTTCGCCTACTCAAAAGTTGGATGTAAACGGGACTTCGCGATTAAACGGAGTTCTTATAAGCACTGACGGTACTTATTCTTCGCCTTATGTGACTGTTGGTTTTTCTGGTCTTACCAACGGAAAAACTAGAATTTTTGGCACGACTAACGACTCTGACAACTTGTATCTTGCTGCGGGCACTGGACGAGGTATCAACTTTTGGGTTAACGGCTCTACCGCAAACGCTATGTCGCTCGACACCTCCGGCAACCTCGGTCTGGGCGTGACGCCGAGTGCGTGGGCAAGCACAGTCAAAGGCTTTCAAATAGGGGGTAACGGCTCTATTGCAGACAATGGCGCAGGCGGGCATACAGACTTTAGTAATAACGTTTACTACGCTGTAGACAATCTTAATACTGGCGCCAGATATATTAACAATGGTTTTGCGTCAAATTATTATCAGTTAAGTGGTACGCACGTTTGGCGTACAGCAGCCTCCGGCACTGCAGGCAACACCATCTCGTTCACGCAGGCGATGACGCTGGATGCGAGTGGGAATTTGACGCTTGGACAAACCTCGTCTGCGCTGCAATCGGGTGGAACTGGGGTAACGCTTTACGGATCAACGGCGTCGGAAGTTAAATTCCT